TCGTAGTATCCTACCTCTGACGGTATACACAAAGGTGTGGTGGACTGCTTCATTTCAATCGGTCATGAATTTCATAGAACTAAGGGATGAACCTACATCACAGATAGAGATACAAGAGTATGCCCAAGCGATGAAAAAAATTATGTTGACTTTCTTTCCAGAAACGACTAAATTATGGTTCGATGATAGTAGAAAATAAAAAGCAGATAGAGGATTTTTTAGAGAATTATAAGAAAAAAGATTGTATAATAATACCAGTAGAATCTGACTCTAATAAACACCCAAAACAAACAAGATTAAGTTTTATCTACATCAATACATTTGAAGAAGAATATGTCCTGCCTATAAATCATAATGATTGTTTAAATATTGAGGTTTTAAATCTATCAGCCGATACCCAAAAATATACATACGATAAAAAAAAGTTATTACACTTCTTGGATTTACAAAATGTGATTGATGTTAATCTTTTAAATTACATGAACACGGGTAAACCAATCGAGATTGATGACTCGGATACTAATGCTCATAGTTTCTTAAAAATGAAGTATTACAAAAAAGACAACATAAATGATGTGATACCAATCATGAAGCACGTAGAGAAATGTAGAAAAATAGTCAATGTGCTTAAAGATACGATTGAAAAAAACATTCAATATGTCAATCTGTCATATAATAATCAGATATTAGATGATTTGAGATTTATCGAGGGTAATGGTCTTCAAACTGTAGATGGTATGGTGCATAGTGAGTATAATCTATTCACATCAACAGGTCGTCCATCAAATAGATTCGGTGGTATAAACTTTGCCGCTCTAAATAAAAAGGATGGTAGTAGAAAACAGTTTGTGAGTAGGTTTAAGAATGGTGTCTTGGTGGAGATGGACTTTGATGCTTATCATCTTAGGTTGATAGCTGATAAAATAAAATATTCATTCCCAAAGGGTTCCGTACACGAACATATGGCTAAGTTCTATGGTGTCGATTATGAGGAGGCAAAAGCGTTATCATTCCAATATCTATATGGTTATATACCTCAAGATGTGATACAAATCAACCCATATTTCAGCAGAGTGGATGATTATATAAAAAAACTATGGAATGAGTATAATTCAAGAGAATTTATAGTCTCAGATATTTATAAAAGACAGATATTTAAGAAGAATTTATCAGATATGAACGCTAATAAGCTGTTTAATTACACGATACAGCTTATGGAGACAGAAAACAACATGAGAGTGTTGACAGCGTTGATACCTGAGATTAAAGATTACAAGAGTAAATTAATATTATACTCTTATGATAGTTTTTTACTTGACTTTAATATGGAAGATGGTTTAGATTACCTAAAAAAAGTTAAGAGTATATTGGAGCAGGATGGTAAATATCCTGTAAAGGTGAGTTGGGGTATAAACTATCACGAAATGAAAGATATCACGGAGAAATTCGAATGATTGAAAAAATACTCAAAGATTGGAAAAATAGGATTGGTAAAAAAAATCTCGATTATAAAAATACAGACCACCTATTTGAATTAGGTTCTATGTTGACCGAACAAGGCTGGAGTTCCGAAACCATTGGTATTCTGATAGAAAATTTAAAAGAAATTGATATTGTTAGAAAAAAACAACCAGATGGTAGCTTTGGTTCCGCATATACTGTAAAAAAACATAATCCTGATAGAGGACAACAATTGATTAAAAAGGATGCATCACCAGAAGATTTAGACAAAGTTGATAAAGGAGAACCAATTGATACGGATAAGACTGAAAAAAATATAATTAGTGGAGATTTATCAAAGGGTGACAATCAAGTAAAGAGCGATATGTTCAAATATGGTTACAAAAATTATCAAAAAAATACAGGTAGTAAACCAGCACCAGGAGGTGCAGGCTCAGCGTTTAACGAAATAGTCTCTGGTGAGGGAGTTCAAATGTTACATGAAAATCCCGATATGACAGAAGAAGAGTTAGCAAGAGAGATGTATGAAAGAACCAAAGACTCCGAGTTAGGAAAAGAACAAAAGAAAACTCCTGGTGTCGGGAAAATACCAGAAGA